CCAGTTCTCCGCTTCCCAGCAGCACATAACTCTCCCGTGGTACGGACAAAATCTCATTAGCGTCGAGAACAAACTTAGAAAAAGAAAATGGAGCGTGACCTGCGCGATTTATGCAAAAAAACTCAGTATCGTCCGTTAGCGCCTCGACCTTAAATTCAGTACCAATTTCAAAGTCTGGCAGCCCTTCGCTTGTATCTCCGGGCATTATGTTAATTATTGGGATATTGGGGTTTGAGGACTTGTACGAGCAGCCGCCACGTGTCATCAAGACAATGTTTGCTGCGTCAGCGCGAGAGACATTCTCTGTTGTACTCAGAATTCGATAGTCACCTACTGCATCTCCAGTAACACGAAAGAAATAAAAGCTACCAGCGATTGTTCGCGTCATCTTAAAAGGCTTCATACTTATATCCTAATGACAAGAACGTCCTGAATTGATCCATCCACATTGGTCGGATAAGCAACTGTTTCACCAATGGCCTTTTTGTGCACCTTTAGATGCCCTACCTGAACAGGGGCTCTACGTTCGATCTCAGGGCATACCCAGGTTTGAGTTTCGTTATCCCATATGTGCGATTCATCAGGTGGCACTATTAAGGTCGTCGTCACTGCGGCGTGCTTGTTCCTAGTCACCTTGCCTGCTTCGTCAATCAGCAGCACCTCTCGCCAAACCCCGCCTTCATCAAGCTCCATATTTTCTTGAGGACTGTTTGCTGCATCTTCCAGCAAATGATATTTACTCATGCTACCGCCCCTTTAACGTGTGTTGAGTCGTTACCAGAAATCCATGTCACCGTGTTCCCGTTTAGCGCAATAGCTTTTCCAGGAGCACCGCCTGCACCGCCTGCCCTGTTGTTTCCGAAGGTACTTGCAGCCCCGGCAGCGCCAGCCGATCCCACATCACCACCATTCCCGCCAGCGCCGCTATATCCCGCAACCCCAGGCCCGCCAACGCCAGCAGCAGACGCCGTCCCCGCCGCTCCTGGCGTTGCCGAAACGGCACTTCCGCCAACGCTGTTAGTAAGCGCAGAACGTCCGCCCCCGCCTCCTCCACCTGAAGCGGTGCCTTTTAAATCTCCGTCGCCACCACCAGCACCGCCGCCACCGCCGCCGCCAAAGATAAAACCAGACCCATTGGTTATAGTCACAGGCCAATTAAGATGCAAAGCGTTTCCACCAGGTTGACCTGGGAGGCCAACGTCACCATCTTGTCCATTCCCCCCATTACCACCAATACCTTGAATAGTCCCGTTATTGATGATACTAATTGTTGATCCGGCAACCCAACCTGTCCCAGTTCGCATTGCATATGTGCCGCCAGTGACACTGCCAACGATCACTCCTGGGTTGATCGTCAGCGATACATTCACCTGGGTAGTAGGGCTTCCAGCCGCAACGAAGATGTCATACTGTGTTGTATTCGCAGCAATAGTCAGGTAAATCCCATTGCTCTTTCCATACCCGTTACTCATTGAAATAGCACCAGATGGAACTCCAAACAGAGTACGAACCGCAGCGTCATTCAAACTGATTGTTGCAGTCGAAGAAAGATTTAGCTCTGTATTAACCTGGCTCATGCTGATTGCGCCAGAAGCAGGTAGCGTCATTTAGCCTCCAATGCCGCTACACGTTCCCTAAGCATTACCACTTCTTTAGCAAGTTCAATACATGCTGCAAGCGCTGCATTACCATAAGCTACGCTTAACTTTCCATCATCCGAAGCTACAACTGCTTCCGGCATGACTTTTTGCAATGACTGAGCAGAAACACCTACTTGAGTCACTTCCTCATCTATGCGGTCATAAACACCAGATTTAACATTAGCCAAACGTTGCACAAAGTTGTAGCCCAAGTCTCGCCAATTTGTCTTTATTCTCTCGTCAGAATAAGCAGTGATATTGCCGGTAGAAGTAATTGGCCCTGAAAAGTTAAACGTTGTCGCATCCCAATAGATGTAGCGATTACCTGCATTGCCGAAATAGATAGCTCCTGTGGTTGGGGTACCTGCGCGGAGAGTAGTTATGTCATCAAACGTGACTGTTTGAGTTCTCACTGCGTAGTTTGCAGCAACTATACCACCTAATTGTGATGCGTTCGTAGCGTTCGTGGCGTTCGTTGCATTAGTGGCATTCGTAGCCGTTGCCGCATTACCCGTTATGCTGATTGCCCATGTACCAGTGGCATTTGTTCCGTTTGACGCTGCAAAGTCGGCATCGCTGCATGCGGTATTAAATTCAGCCAATGACCCTGTTAACGTATTTGAGGTTAAGGATAACGTCTTTCCTGTAAGTGTCTGTATAGCACTCGTGCCAACAAGGGTTGCGTTGGCATCAGGTAACGTGAGTGTTCGCGTTGTGCCTGTTGTGATCCCGCTGGCAGAAAATACAACTTTCTTGGTTGGGTCAGTAGTATCGGCAATAGCAAAGTCACTGGCGCTTACGGCAGTCATGTCATATTCAACATTTGTCCCATCGCAAAACACGCAAGTTCGACTTGCCGGAGGAATCAACTTCCCTGTGCCTGCCGAGGTTTTTACAGTGACTGTAAAATTGCCCGTTGTCGCATTCCATACCAGATAGCGCTTTGTTACCGCAGGAACCACAATGATTAAATTGGATGTCAACGCCCCGGTGATTTTCAACACCGCATTACGCGCCTCATCCACCAAACCATTGGCGACACTCAACGTGTAAGTGCCACCTGTGGTAGATATCGTCGCCATGCCGCTGATCGCATCTTCCACGAGGTCAAATACCGTGTTCAGCTTTGTACCCCAAGTCGTGTCGTTTTCTCCAGCGCCTTGTTTTTCCAGTCGTAGGTCTGAGGTAAATGTACTAGCCATTAGCTTGTGCCTTCAAAGAGTAGTCATTGCGCCGCAATGCCCGTAATTCAAACCGGGCTGCCCCTAGTCGTTCAATATATTCCTGCTTCCAAACCGCCACTCGTGGGTCTGCTTTGAGGTATTCTTCGCAAGATACGAGGCAGGAATGCAATAATAAATCAGCGACATTGGTGGAGAGCCATGTGCTGGGGACCGTACTGCTCAGTCCCGCCGGACGTTTGACATAGCGCATCGTCACCGTCGAGGTTGTGGAGGGTGTACCCGCGATGTACCACTGAGTGTCACTGTACTCACTGTAATACTTTGGGTTGGACGTAGTGGCAGATACCACAGGCCAGTAATCCATCACATACTCCCATGAGCGCTGCTCAAGTAATACTTGCCCCAATGTCGGGTCGGTGTAATACATCGAGCGCAAGCTGATATCCCCCGAGGGTTTGGTCAAATAGGGGGAATTTGCCGTAAACGCCGTAGACGAAGTGATATCAAAAATTTCAAGATCGAGATCGCGCAGCAGCTTGTCTTCTGCCAGAGGGATGATCAAGTCTAGCGCTGCAAGAAACTCGGCACCGTAATCTTCAGTGAAACTCTGAAGCGCCGTTCGCAACGTCGTATAGGTATAGGTAGTCATCAGGTACCTCCACCAAAGTAGCGTTCTCCGGGGAATAACACTGCCGCAAACGGCCCAGGGGTCTCAGGCGGTACATCAATATCATTCTGTGGTGCAGGGTTAAGTAGAGCCACCTGTTCAACAAGACGTACCGGGCGTTCTTGCTCTGGGGCAATATCCCGCATCTCGGGAGTTACCATTAAATTTTTTCTGTAGCCATCACGCACGAGCGTCTTGAGAGGGACTTTATCCCCGCTACGCTGGCAATAACCGACTGCACCTTTAATCCTTCTCATCTGCGAAAACTCACACTAAAGCGCGTAGCGGATTTCTCACGATTCTCGCCGTATGCCCGTTGAAATGCCGACATCGCTTTGCTATAGAGAACGCTTTCGCGCTCAGGGGCATACTTTTCCGCCAGCTTGGCAGTGAGTCCCGAGGTCAGCGCTTCCAGCCACTGGTAAGGTACGTCTGCTGACTGCGTAGCACTGCCTGCATCCTGCAGACGACGAATCCGGTAATACCGGATTTGATCCGTCGAATTTTCCGGGGTCTGCCAGAGGGTATAAATCCCCGTGCCTCGATCAAGCCAATACCTTGACGGGCGTCCTGTCAGCGACTTGTCTGGGATGCGCACATACTCGTCGCGCATCATTGGTTCGACTTCTGTATCCGTACCGTCACGACGAACCACCATATCCAGGATACTCAGCGTACCTGCGGCCACTGAATACGTTGGATTATTGATGGTCACGGTTTGGACTTGTTCATCCACCGCCCAGAGCTTGATACCCATGTTCGACCAATCGGCGAACATCAGGTTTAGCGAACGTCGGGCAGAGCGCAAGTGACGACCTGTAATTGTTGCTGGGTCGATCCCACACCGCTCGAACGCCTCGTCAACCAAAGCGTCGTTCGGCATGTCAAAAGTGCTTGTGCCCGACGTTGCCATCAGAAACTCTTATCGAGATTGTGCGGCGAAGATGTAGTCCACTGTTGCCGTCGCTGCGCCTGCAACACCTTCTTGACCTACTCCAATAGAAGGTGTCAGAATGGTATCAGGCAAGTAGGCAGTAGTTACAGGTAAGCTACCCACTATGACGTCGTTGAACATGTAGCTAACTTCATTAACCCCGTTATAGTAGAAGCCAATAGTGAAGTAGGTATTCGCCGTAATAGTACCAACGTTGCTCTTGCTCGTCGATCCCGTTGATGTGTCCTTACGTGAATAAACGGTGAAGAAGTTATCTGTTGCCGCCTTGAAGAAGCCGATGCCATCGGTAATATCAATTACGGAGTTTGCGATCAGTGTGGTATCAACAACGGCCAAACCGACGTAAAGGTCAGTCAGCAGCGCATTGGCAATTTTCAAACGCGCCTTGAAGAAGATTTCTCTGCCCACTGCAGGCAAGAACGTGGCAGGAGCCATCTGAATCTGCGCAATATCTTCGTCAACGTTTGCCGTGGTAATAAGGATAGCACCATTATTCTCGGCAGTAGCGGCTACGGAGCCTGTACTTACAGTAACCGTCCATTCTGATGCTAAATAGTTGTGAAAGTCCTTGAATACTGTAGCGTAGGTAGTGGGGTCAAGTTGCCCCATAGCCCCAAGGATGTCGTTCTTTTTTACATTGGTTACGCCGTTCGGCGCAAAGCGTGTAGGTTGGCCCATATCAATCTCCTGAAAGAAGTATACACCGTGGGATTTTCCACGGATACAAGGTGGTTATATTGAAACATGTTGCAAGCACTATGTCAAGCGAAACTAAAACGCCCTCAAAAGAGGGCGTTTTATCAATCAACTGCTTATACCCCAGGGCTGCCTACTGCCCCACGGTAATCGCTATATGAGAACACATAGCGTGTACGACTCACAATCCGGGTGTTATTTGTCTCATCGTCCATCGTTACTTTAAG